ACGAATTGTTGACGGCGACACAGTAGATGTAGATATAGATTTAGGTTTCGGTATTTGGATGCACAAAGAGCGCGTCCGTATTATGGGGATTGATACCCCAGAATCAAGAACAAAGGATTTGGTTGAAAAATCATATGGGTTACAAGCAAAAGAATTTATGAAATATCTTTTGCCTATCGGATCTTCACAAATAATCAAAACTCAAAAAGATAAAACAGGTAAATTTGGTAGAATTTTGGGGGATTTTATAATAGAGTATAAAGATAAAAATAATAATTATTCCGAAAAACTGGCATCATCTATTATGATAGAAAATTTTCATGCAGTACCCTATAAAGGACAGAGTAAAGACGACCTGATAGACCTACATATGGCAAATAGGGATAAACTACAAGAAGTCAAATAATAAGACACAATCTTTTAAATTATAAATAGTCATATAAAATAAGAGGTATGACTTATGGCCACCGCAACTACAAGAACTGAATTCAAAAATTATTGTCTTAGAAAACTTGGTTCTCCGGTAATACAAATCAATGTCGCAGATGAACAATTAGAAGATAGAATTGACGATGCTTTAGAATATTATCAAGACTACCATTTCGATGCGGTAGAAGATACATATTTGGCACACGAAATAACACAATCGGACATGGACAACAAATATATAACTATCAATAACAATATTATTGGTATTAAACAAGTTATACCACTTTTTCAAGCATCAAATTCTAGTACTAACATGTTTGATATTAGGTATCAACTATTTTTAAACGATGTGTATGATTTACAAAGTCAAGAAATGTTGACATATCAACTCACACAAGATCACCTTCAAATGGTAAACGAAATGATTTCTGGTAGGGTTCCTATCCGATTCAACAGACATATGAATAAACTTCACCTAGATATAAATTGGGGGACCGCCCTAACAGTCGGAGAGACTATTATTATCGAGGGGGTGCGGGTTATTGATCCAGATACATATACAGACGTTTGGAACGATAGATGGCTCAAGAGATATGCAACCGCACTTATAAAACGGCAATGGGGCGAAAATATCACAAAATATGAAGGTATGACACTGCCAGGTGGGGTTACTTTTAATGGTAGTGCAATTTTGGATCAAGCTATACAAGAAATAACGGCACTAGAAGAAGAAATGTCTCTGAATTATGAGTTGCCTGTGGATATTATGGTTGGATAAAAAATGCCAGTAAATCAATATTTCAATACTATAAATTTCGCACCTGAACAAAATTTATTAGAAAATCTTGTCGTGGAGTCTATTCAGATTCATGGGCAAGATTTTATATATGTTCCAAGGGCTATAGTCAAGGAAGATACGATTTTCAATGAAGATGTACTGAGCGAATTTACAGAAACGCATTCAGTAGAAATGCATATTGAAACCGCAGATGGGTTTGAAGGCGAGGGAGATCTACTGTCAAAATTTGGATTGGAAGTAAGAGATCAGATAGTTACTATATGTTCAGTTTCCAGATTTACAGAAATAACAAGTCGTTTAAAACCGTTAGTCGGCGATCTTTTATATCACCCAATCTCAGATGCAGTTTTTGAAATTAGGTTTGTTGAAGATGAACAACCATTTTATCAACTTGGAAAAAATTATGTCTATAAGATAACGTCAGAACTATTTGTATATAGTCACGAAAATATAAGTACGGGGGTTGTCGAACTTGATAACAATTTCACAACATCATCTTCCGTTGCTGCCGACGATTCTATAGACAATGTTGCAGATTCCGATACAGGATTAGTTCCATTAGACACTACAACTGTCGATGGTGTCATAGATTTCACCACTGGCAATCCATTTAGTGAGGAATACTAATGTTAGGTAATGATTATTTTTATAGAAGCACAATAAGAAATTATGTAATTGCATTTGGATCTATGTTTAATGATGTCGATATCAAAAGAACAAACGCGGCTGGGACAGTTATATCGGTTATTAGAGTTCCGTTAGCATATGGCCCATCTCAAAAATATTTATCACGAATCAACAAAGTTACTACGGCCGGAGAACCCGCAATCACTTTGCCAAGAATGAGCTTCGAGATTTCCAGTTTTCAGTACAACCCATCGAGAAAACTGCCAAAGACAAATAAAATTTCAAGACAGAATACTACATCAGAAAATATAAAAAATCATGTATACCAACCAGTTCCATATGATATTGGATTTCAACTTTCTGTAATGACTAAAAATGCAGACGATGCAACCCAAATTATAGAACAAATCTTGCCATATTTTACACCATCTTTTGTTATACCAATTAAAGAGGCTACAGAATTAGGTATTGTTAGGGATACCCCACTAACATTAGAATCTGTTGATTATGCAGACGAATATGAAGGAGATTTTCTTTCTAGGCGTTCGTTGATATGGACATTAGGATTCACTATGGCCGGTACTTTATATGGACTGCCTAGAGAACAAAAATTGATTAGAACCGCAATAACAAATACTAAAAAATTAGATACGGATGAACAGTTTACGAAAAATACAATCACAACCGATCCGGCAGATGCACTAAAAACAGAAAATTTTAGTTTTATCAATACTTTTGATGAAGAATTTGGAGATGAATAATGAGAGAAAGTTTGAATGACAAATTGAGTGGATTTTTAGACATAGAAAACAAAATTGAAGAAAAATCTAAGAGCATCGCAAAAAGACAAGAGACTAATTTACAAGAGTTTAACATTTCTGAACAAAGAGATCAAGATCTAGTCAATGACTACAATGATCATCGCGACACGTTAAAAGATTTAGTTTCACAGGGTCAAGACGCGCTGCAAAATTTATTGCAATTAGCCAAAGAAAGCGAACATCCGCGAGCATATGAGGTTACTGGACAACTATTGAAAACGACGGCAGATTTAACAAAAGACCTAATAGAATTACAAATAACAATGAATAAAATAGAAAATACAAAAGATGGTGGAAAACCGTCTAAAGTGGTAAATAATGCAGTTTTTGTCGGTAATACGAATGACCTGTTGGAAACCCTAAAGGGAAAAAACAGAAAAGAATCTAAAAAATGAGCGAAATATATCTAAACAATCCCAATCTAAAATCGTCAGGGGTTGATATTGGCTGGACTGAAGAACAGGCGCAGGAATATGTTCGGTGTATGGAAGATCCTGTATATTTTGTCAAAACTTATATGAAAATTGTTAATGTTGATACCGGACTTGTAAATTTTGACTTATATCCATTTCAAGAAAAAATGATTCGTTCATTTACAAATAATCGTTTTACTATTGCAAAAATTGGTAGACAGTCCGGTAAATCTATCACATGTATTGCATTTTTTCTACACTATATACTTTTCAACAAAGATGTTTCGGTTGCATTACTCGCAAACAAACTTGCAACTGCGCGAGAGTTGTTGAGTAGACTGCAAATGGCATATGAACATTTACCCAAGTGGTTGCAGCAAGGGGTTGTAACATGGAATAAGGGCAACATAGAATTAGAAAATGGTGCCAAGGTTATGGCTGCGGCAACATCTTCTAGCGCTATTCGTGGTGGTTCGTATAACATTTTGTTTCTGGACGAGTTTGCATTTGTTCCAAATGAAATGGCAGAAGAGTTTTTCAATTCTGTTTATCCCACAATTTCATCAGGTACATCTACAAAAGTTATCATTGTATCAACTCCGGCCGGTATGAATCATTTTTATAAATTGTGGGTAGACTCAGAAGAGGGTAGAAACAGTTATAATCCAATTTCTGTCCATTGGAGCGAAGTGCCGGGCCGTGATGAAAAATGGAAACAAACAACTATAAAAAATACAAGCGCCGAGCAGTTTAGACAAGAATTTGATACGGAATTTTTGGGGAGTACTAATACTCTAATAAATGTAACAAAATTAAAAAATATGGCGTATAGAAATCCTAGACAAGTTTTAGAAGATGGTTCGTTAAAAATATACGAACAACCTAAAGAAGGCCACATTTATATAACAACAGTCGATGTATCAAGAGGGCAAGGCCAAGACTTTTCTGCATTATCCATTTTTGATTGTACAAAAATGCCTTACAGACAAGTGGCTACTTATCGGTCAAATGAAATTCCACCTATGGTATATCCAAATCTTATCAATAGAGTCGGGACGTTGTATAATGATTCTTTGATACTAGTTGAAATAAATGACGTTGGCCAACAGGTAAGTGATATACTATATCACGACTTGGAAAATACCAATCTAATAAGTATATCAAGCGATACCAGAAAGGGACAAACTATAAGTTCAGGTTTTGGTGGAAAAAGTACAACATTGGGAATTAGAACTACTAAGGCAACCAAAAAAATTGGTTGTATGAATATGAAAAGTTTGATCGAAGAAGATAAATTATTGATTCGAGATTTTGAAACAATCAATGAATTGACAACTTTTATTTCGAAAGGACCTAAATATGAAGCAGAGAAAGGTCGAACGGACGATTTAGTGGACACGTTAGTATTATTTTCGTGGATGTCCACTGACCCTTATTTTAAAAGCATGTGTGATATAGATACCAGAAACGAAATTTATGAAGAAAGAATGAGACACCTAGAAGAGAATATGTTACCATTTGGATTTATTTCCAATGGTGTCGGCGGAGAATCTTTTGTAGACGCCGATGGCGATCTATGGACGGTAGGCGACTGACAGGGTGTATTTATACTGAGTTCGGTGTTTTTATAAATAAATAAAAATAACTTATTATATCAAATCAAAGGAGATAAAAAATGGCATTCCAAGTAAGTCCTGGCGTAAACATTTCTGAAATAGATGCATCTACGAGTGTGCCCGCATTAGTTACCAATATTGGTGCTATGGTTGGTCAATTCTCAAAAGGCCCCGTTGGGGAGATTGTAGAAATATCTAGCGAAGAAGAACTGAGAATCGTTTTCGGTGAGCCAACAGATCAAAATTACAAAACTTGGTTTACTGCTTCAAACTTTCTGGCATACTCTAATGCCCTGAAGTTGGTACGAGTCGTAAACAATAGCGATGCAGAAGTAGTTGCTAATAGAGCAAGAAACGCCCTATCCGGTACTGTCTCGCTAAACATAGGCGTTTTCAGCACGCAAAACGCCACTGGCGCAGCGGGTGCAACTGAAGTTATTTATGGTTCTTCTGCACAGAGCGGAACTTTTCCGGTTGGCAATAACGCCGGTATTACTTCTATTGATCTAGGCGTAGGTGCAGCAAATACATCGGCCGCACAAGTTTACTTACACCCACGTTTTGCAAATGGTACAACAACTCTAGTTACAGTCGGAGCAGAAGCTGCCGGTGATGTAAATTTAAGAAACCTAACTTCGAGCGATGTGACCGTTTCGGTTAGGGGTGTAGGTGAGGCCTCTGGTGGTGTTGTTCCAGCATCGCGTTGGAGCATCGATTCATCTACAAACGGCGGTAAAGGTAAAATCGTATTAGCAAACCCGCTTGCAGTATATTCTAGCACTGGTCCGTGGTATATACATGCCGCAGCCAACAAAGCATTCAAAGGCGATGGAACCGGCGATGCATTTACAACTGGCGGATTTTTCTCACCGTTGTATACAAGACAATCAGATGCAAATGCCGCAGATAGTGCAGCAAATCCATCTGGTGGCACTTCGCATGGCCATTATTTTGAAAAGTATCGTGGTGAATTTAACGCAACTACAGGCGTTGATGCTACAACAGACACTATCACTCTCACAGCAGGACACGGTTTCTCAAAAGGTGACAAGGTAGTTCTATCAACTG